ATTATTGGTCATCATTTATTATATTAATAGGTTCTTTTCTCGCACGGTCATAATTCATATCGGAACTATTACGATTATCTATTAACTTTGCAATTGCACAAATATAAGGGTCATTTAATTCAAAACGAATACCTATTACAGATACTTTAATTTTTTCATTTTCTTTAACGTTATTAAAATATGATTGAGTGTAATGATGATCACGAGCAATAAATATAGTAATAGGAACATTTCCTTCATCGTCTACAACTTCTGCATGGATACCTGCTTTTGTAATTGTCTTTGCTTCACATTCAATTAACATACCTTCTACTGGATGACTTACCATACATTCATACATAGTTTCAAAAGTAATTAATTCACCAAAAACAACGCCACTAGAATAATTAATAACTTTTACGGAATTTGGTTTTATATAACCTTCTACAATACACTTACCTTCATTTTTTTGAGAAATTACATTTTGTAAGCTCGTCTTTAAGTTTTGTCCAACTTCTGTAATATGTAAACTAACCTTGGAAGTTAATACCGAAGGAACGTATACACCATATATTTTGTTATCTCGTTTATTCGCCATTTTACTATAGAACTATAAAATATATTTTTATGTTATTTATTAATATTAGTTATATTAATAAATTTTCAATTTTTTATTTTTTATTGAATATATTATTCTCATTAACTACTGTTTTTTCTAAATCAAAAAACCACACCTTATCACTATAATTATTGGAATGGCGCAATAATAACTCTAATATTACACACAAAGCAGGACGTAAACTAACTTGAATATCTTCCACTGTATATTCTTTCTTTTTGGTAAATGTACTACTTTTTAAAACATTATTAATTCTTTTTTGAGTTTCTGTTTTACCAGAATCTTTGCATAATGCACCTGAACTTTTTATTTTCATATCTTTATATTTAAACATAATTTCATTGGTTTTAGACATAAACATAAACCCTATAAATTGATTTATTTGACTATTTTCAACATAATTTATTTCACGAATTTGATATAATAACTCATCTCGTTCTGTTTTTTCAGCAAGACGCCACATTTGAGTAGAAATATCTTGAACAAATATTTTAAAACTATCTTTATTTTTTTCATCTTGGAAATCAGCTAAAAGAATACCGCGTTGTTGAATCGAAGATTCTACTATTTTTTCATCAAAATATTGTTTTATGATAGTTTCTTCTTGTGAATAATCATCAGTACTATTAAATATATGTGTTAATAAAATTAATTTTTCTTCCAAAGATAATACATCAATAAAATGGTAAATTAAATATTGATATATATCTTTTTCAGTCAGCATATGTTCATCAATTAAATCGTTATGTATTCTTCCTAAATGTTTATACCAATTACTTTCAGCTGTAGGCAAATTATACTTAATAATTTCATTTTGTTTTAAAGAAAACTTTTTTCTCTTTTCTTTACTATCTTCTTCACTTATTATTTCATTTAATTCACTTTTTAAAATAACTAATTTATTAGCATTATTCCTTTCTGTATTATAATGATTTATTTCATTCTGTAATTTTTTAATGATTTCATCGTGTATATTTACAATATCTTGATTTCCTTTTTCAACAGTATCTTTTGTTAATGCTTTTGATATTTTGGTTTCTGGTTTATCCTCTTTCTTTATTTCCACATTCAAATGATTATGCTTATATTCTATTGGTTTAATACGTTCAAAAATTGTTATTTTTTCATTATTAATTTCTATTGGCTGGAACGCATAATATTGTTCTTTATTTACAATATAACCTTTACGATTATGTTTATCTAATACATATTCATTTTTATTATCAACAAATCTTGATAAAACAAAATCTATATGTTCAATTGGATAAGTTCGATTGATTTGAATTAAATTAATAATATCATCTCTTGTAAAAAATGCATAATCTTTAAAAATTTCTCGGATACGTTTTACAATTGCTGAATAATTCATTTTTGCGAAATCTTCATTATATGTATTTTTCAAAATATCATCCTCACGAATACTCGCAGAAGGACTACATTGATAATTACAATTGTCCATATAATCACACATACTCGAATAAGGAACATCACCTATTTTATATTGTATTTTTTGTTTACTGGCTAATTCAATCTCAATATTTTCATTTGCTACTTCAGTTAATAATTTGTCTACTGTAAAGTTGGTTTGTTCTATATTTAATAAACAATCTACCGATACTTCCTTTAATAATCGTGTTACCTTTCCAATTTGTACTGCTTTTTGTTCCGCCGTACGATATATATACATATCAGCTGTTTCTTCATTTGTATTCGTATCAGTTCCATGTAAATATATTTCTACATTTCTCTTTTCAAATGGTAAACCACAATGACTTAAATTACGCACACCTCTTCCTATGGTTTGTTCTATTCTATTCGTATTATACCAAGGATCAAGTATATGTAATTGACGAATATTTTTAAAATCTAATCCTTCACTTGCTGCTTTGGAAATTAATATAACTTTAACGTTCTCACCATTTTTATTATTAGGTGAAGTAACATATTGAATATCTTCCAGATTATTAGGTGAAAATGCTTTATCTCCCGTGATCATTACATATTTTGCTTGTTGAAACTGTTTTCCATCTTCTTTTGGTTTCATTGTTAATGAATCAATTGGCTGTATTGGCGGTTTGCGTGTTTTAAATAATGGCTTTGTATAAGAAGCACTACCATAACGAGTAAATCCTAACTCTTCTAATGCTAATGCAATTGGAACTACCCCACCGTCTATATATTGAGAATAAACCATTACAATACCTTCTGAATTTAAAATAGAATTACATATATTATGTATTTTACTGCTATATTTTGATAAATTTTCCATTTGAAAAATGGGTTCATAATCATCTTGTTTATATTCATAATTATATTTTAAATTATAATCACTTGTTATTGTATCATGTCTTACTACATTCATTAATCCGTTCTTACCTATCATATTTGATATAATATCTTCGTTATTATCATTTTTATTTACATCAAAACTATCATTTGGATAGACAATATTCAAAGATTGTAAAGGGTCACTTAAATAAGTATAACCAAATGTTTCCATATTTTCAAAAGTAGGCATTATTATTTCTTTCTCTTTCATCCTTTTCACTATTTGTTTATTATTTAAATTATAAATAATATTATTGTATACCAATTTTTGATAATTTCCGATACTATTCATGTATATGGGTAAATGTTTTAATGGTTCCTCAATTTTTACTTTGTTCATTTGTGTTTCAAAATAATTTTCAGGGTCCAATGCATTTTCTTTTGAGAAATCAATCGGATAAATTCTATAAGGAAATGTGTATGGGTTCTCGCCGCGCACATAAGAAATATAACCTACTAATTTTCTTTTTAATAATTCTTTTCCACCTTCTGTTTTATTTCCTTTTTCATCTATTTTTTCTGGTATAAAATTTCCTTCTTTGTCGAATACCATATCTTCAGTAATTGTACTACGTTTATCTACACTATTTAATAAATTAGTAATCCATATAATCTCTTTGTAATTATTGTACATAGGTGTTGCTGTTAATAATAATAAACGTAAATTACTGGCTTGTTTGCATATTTTAAGCAATAAATTGGATAAACGTTTTATTTCTTTATTTTCTTGAGATGGTCTTATGTTATGAACCTCGTCTATTATAATTAACCTATTATTAAATACTGCTTGAATATTATTTATTTCCATTTGTTTTTTCTCTTCCATAGTTAAATTACTGGCTTCGTCTATCATAATCTTTTTCTTAATATAATTTGCAAATTCATTGTAACCTTTAAATGAATAATACTGTTTAATTAATACATTTATTTGTGATATTACTTTTTCTTTTGTTAATCCTTGTAGTTGTGTTGGATTAATTTCATTTAATAAAGCGGTACCAATACAAGTATTTAAATTCCACAACCCATTTTCTAATTTTAATTTATTTTCATCAAATAATTGTAATCGGAAATTATTTTGAACATTCGGCGATGCAATAATTAAAATTTTTTGCTGCAAATTAACCTGTTTCATATATTGTCTCATCTCTTCTGCAATACCTATCGCACTACATGTTTTACCTGTACCTAATCCATGATACAATAATAAACTGTTATATGGTGTTTGAAATGATAGGAAATTTTTTACAAATATTTGATGAGGTAATAATTCAAAGTCTAATTTACATACTTGTTCCGCTCTTTCCTTAATATTCATAATTTTACCATCATATTTATGGTCATTAAACTCTTTATGCTTAGCTATTTTTATATTAAAATTTGGGTCATTTAATGTGGGATATAAAAAATCATATTCATCATCAATTACATTATTATATTCTATTTTTTCTTTGTTAATTTGATAATTATTATATTCATTTGATTCAATATTTGTTGGAGGCATTAATAAACCGGGTTCTTGTTGAATTGTTTCATCGGGAACTAGTAAATTATCATTTAAATCTTGATTATATCCATTATTTACTATTTGTTCTTCCTCTTCTTCGGGGTTTTCTTCTTGGGTTGGTTCTTGGACGGTATCTTGAATAGTATCTATTATTGTATCGTCAATGGTATCTTGAACGGTATCTTGAACGGTATCTTGGACGGTATCTTGGACGGTATCTTGAACGGTATCTTGGACGGTATCTTGGACGGTATCTTGGACGGTATCTTGAACGGTATCTTGGACCGTATCTGTTATTTTCGTTGTTTCATGTTCTAAATATATAATTTGAATAACTAATTCATCTTTTAAATCACCGAAATAGAATTTTTTTTTATCTTTGGGCTTTATACCTAATTTCTTTTTTAAATCGAATATTATATCATTTAATTGTTTTGCCTTTAATATTTTTAATTCAACGACTCTATTTACATAGTTATTTAACAAATCATTTCTATACGTTTTTTTTCTATCTTGAACTTCTAATATTGTACTTTTACCATCTTTTGTAACCAATATATTATTTAATTCTTTACACATATTGGTGCCTTGTGGGTTTTGTGGAGTACGAGTATCACAACGACGTTTTCGATCTCCTATTTTTTTACATCGTTTACCAGGACCACATTCTTCTTCTTTTTTGGGCAATAAGTTGGTTAATGATATTGATTTTTTATTTTTTATTTTTAATGGTTCTATTTTTGATAAATTACTAATTAAATCATTTTGTTTATCCATATAAATACAATGTATATATATACTTAATATAATTTATGGGTAATATTTTTATAAAAGATACAAAATGTTTAATCTGTAAAAAATATTTTGTATGTACAGGTGTTAAATGTATTAAATGTAAAACATTCTTTGATATTTACTGTTTACAAACATATATGGAAGTTATAATGAATACTAAATGTCCAAAATGTAAATCAGATAAATATTTATTTTATTGTGATGAGATTGGTAATCTTTCTTACAAAAATCATCAACCTATTAAATTTTAAATATAAAATATTTATAATTTAATTAAATTTGCAATGTATAATAATTATTTAAAATAAATGATACCTTTGTTAATACCTTCTTTTTCTCTTGATTATAATTACGTATTAATTTTAAACAATCTTCTATAGAATACCAACCCATTTTACTCACTTCTGCTTTTTCATAATTATTCATATTTAAGGTATTTTCATATTGAAGATAAGCTATGAAATACTTGTGTTTGTATGATTTATAATTCGAACCTGTAAATATTTCTTCAAATGGACTAATATTCTGTAAAACACACAAATTTTTCTTCGCATATCCAGATTCTTCACAATATTCACGAATTGCACAATCATAATCTTTCTCTTTAAAATTACGCCTTCCTTTTGGAAACCCCCATTCAGCTTCTTCCCAAATTGGATAATTATTACTAATATTAATAATATCATCAATTGAATAATATTCATTATTTACATGAATACCGTTTCGTAAAGCCATTAATTTATCCTTTGATATGTTTTCTTCACTTTTATATTGTATTGAAATAGTTTCATCACCCCAAATATCAGCCCATAATTCTTCAAAAGACATATTTTTTAAATTATTTTTTTCATGTACAGTCATTTGCTTAAACATATTTATAATATAATTCTTATCATTTATTGAATATTTTCCTCTCATAAAATCGATAAAACCTAATGTATGACGTCTTCTAATCATTAAAAATTCTATTTTATTATTGTTATAACGGTATGATATTATACCACTACTCGTAATAGGTATTTTACATTGATTATATAAATGGCCTAGTTTACCACAATTATTACAATATTGTTCATTCATTAAATTAGGTTATTCTATATTAATATATTATGGTGTTTTTATATACTTATACGAATGAATTTTGAACCTACTATTTGGGGACCTCATTATTGGTTTTTTTTACATACGATTGCTGAATCATATCCATTAATACCAAATAAAGTTACAAAAAGAAAATATTATGATTTAATACAAAATTTCCCTCTTTTTATTCCACATGATAAAATTGGTAATCAATTTAGTCATTTAATTGATAAATATCCAGTATCACCTTATTTAGACACACGAGAATCATTTACTCGTTGGGTTCATTTTATGCATAACAAGATTAATTACATGTTAGGTAAAGAACAAATACGATTACCAGAAGCGTTAAAAAGATACAGAGATTTATATAAAACAAAAACTATTCATTTAGCAGAAAGGTTTCATATTAAAAAACATTATATTATTTTTCTTTTTATTTTACTACTGGTAGGTTTCATATATCTAACTTACAAATAAGATAAAAATCTAATGATAATTTAATTATGAGATTCGAAATTATTCTATTTTTAGTTGCTGGTTTTATAATAGCAAATATTTACACTGATGGAAAATATACAAAATTAATGGTGATTAATAAAAAATATATTCAAATGGGTGGTGTTGCATTTGCTACACTTATGATTTATTTACTAGTTAAAAAGAACCCACTTCGTGCGAAAGATATTGTTACTGTTTCTAATGATTATATTAAATATTTACCTTTGGATAACGATACTACTAATATTATATCACCTATATTAGACTTCACATCAAAACAAAATTTTTATG